ACCTTGCCAACGGCGATGTCATTGTGCCGTTAAACGAACTGGACAAAAACGCCAAGACCAATGTGGCCAATCTGCTGGTTCAGGGTTTGGAGCAGATGTCAATGCGCATCTCTTCGACCATGCCCACGCCATACTTCCCACCGTCCAAGGAGGGCTCGGAGCGTTCTAAGGGTTATGCCCGGACACGACGCAAGGCGTTGTTGGCAATCTGGGACGACAACAAAATGAAGATGAAGATGCGCCGGCGGGCACGCCATTTACTGGCGTACTCATCGTCTGCGGTAATGCTCAGGCCCAACTTTCGCACGCTCAACCCGCAATGGGTGGTGCGCAACCCGCTGGACACCTTTGCCGCCCCAGTAGAGGACCCGGACGTGATGGTGCCGGAGAACTGCATCTTTACCTACAAGACCAACGCAAGCTGGTTGTTGCGCAACTACGGCGATCTTGTTGGCGGACAACTGCGTTTTGGCCAGGTCAACAACGATTCTCGTTACACCATGCTCGAATACAGCGATGCCGAGTCAATCCAGCTGGTCGTTCTCGGAGCAGAAGACAATCCTGAGCTCAGCGCTGGCGAACGCGCCGGACTTGAGGCAATCATGCTCGAAGCAATACCCAACCGAACTCAGCGCCCAATGGCGGTGATTTGCAACCGCATCAACCTGGACAAACCACGCGGTCAATTCGATGGCGTGCTCGGTATGTACTACACCCGCGCGCGACTGCAGGCGTTGACCGAAATTGCCATTGAGCGCGGAATCTTCCCCGAAGAATACCTGGTTGCGCGGTCAGGCGAGAACCCCGAAATCTTGCAGATAGCCAACGGCAAGTCCGGCGTGCTGGGCGTTGTCAAAGGCGGCGACATCCAGCAACTGCAGCTAAACCCCGGCTACAAAACAGACACCGCACTGGATCGTCTTGAGCGCCAAGAACGTCTCGAAGGCGCAATCCCAGCCGAGTTTGGTGGCGAATCACCAACCAACATTCGTACCGGCCGACGCGGCGAGAACGTGCTGTCGGCAACGGTGGACTATCGGGTGCAGGAAGCCCAGGCGTTGTTCGAGCACTCACTGGTTGAAGAAGACAAGATTGCCATCGCAATCGAGCGCGCATACTGGGGCAACTTCCCCAAGACGTTCTTCATCCCGTCGCGCGTGAGTTCCGGGCAAGAGGTCTACGTACCGGAAAAGATCTGGGAAACCGACTTTCACTACGTCAGCTACTCGGCAGCCGGTTCTGACGTCAACTCGCTGATCATCGGATTGGGGCAACGGTTGGGCGTTGGAATGATGAGCAAGGAGTCGGCGCGCGAAGCCGATCCGTTGATTGCGGATCCCGAGTTTGAACACGACCGAATCATTTCCGAGGGCGTCGAGGCCGCGCTTCTAGCCAGCATCCAGCAGCAAGCCGTCAATCCGGCTGGCCCATATCAGCCAGATGACATGGCATACTTGGTGCGGCAAGTCATGGAAAACGATGCAACGCTCTATGAAGCCGTATCCAGGACCGACCAGCGCGCGCGTGACAGGCAAGCGGCAATGATGATGCCTGGATCACCAGAAACAATGCCTGGTCTGGCTCAGCCCGGCATGGGCGCAGAGGCCGGAGTTGCAGCCGGAGAACCGTCGTTAGAAGCACTACTTAGCCAACTGGGGTAACAAATGGCAGACAAAGCATACGGAATACGCACCGACCTGAATCAGCCACAGGCCAAAGTGAAGCGCATGGTCAAGGCTGGGCAAACATACGGCAAAGCCGGAGAACAAATGGCATCACAACGGATGCAGCCAATGGGTGCTCCGCCCACCGAGGTGCAAGCAACACGCCAAGCTGCCAGCAAACCAAAACCCCTGCCGGCTTTTTCTAGGCCAACCGAACGCAAGGGCGAACCAATCACGGCGGGCGCGCCGTTTGGGCCCGGCATGGGTCCGATTGCAGCCGGGATCCCGACCTACGATCCTGCCGTGGCGGCAATAGAAGAAGTCAAGCTGTTGGCACAACTCGAACAAAACAACGATTTGGCGGACCTTGCCTCGCGCTGGATGTCGTAATGCAGGGCGGCAAAAACTTCACGATCAAGGATTACGCGGAGATAGCCGACGAACAACCGCAGCCCAGTTACACCGTAACTTCCCCAGTAATTGCACAACGGGCCAACGACATCGCCTTCAAATACCCCTGGGTGCAGCCAACGACGGTAATGAGCTTGGCCAAGTACGGCGCATCTGACGCTGCCGTTGACATCGTGGGTCGCGCCGCAGCATCGCGCGAACTTGGGCAGTACGACTCCAAGAAGAATGCCGTAGGGCAACTGCCAGCCCCGGTTCGTTACGCCTTTGACGCCGTCGGCTGGGTCGCCAAAACCGCACAAGCCGCTTTTGATTTTGTGGTTCCCGGTGCCGCGGCAGGCATATTGGAAAAAGGTGTCGACCCAATCCAAAACATTTCGATGGTGCCGTACAACGAAGTCATAAAACCAACCGTGCGTTGGAGCACGGCCGTATTTGACCTGGTGCCCGAGGTTGTCCAAAGCGTAACTGCCAACGTTGTGACGTCGTCGGACTTCGACCTGTTCGGATTGTGGGAGTCAACCTCGCTTGCGACAATGCTCGACAACCAGGAACAAATTGGCGAAGGATTCTTCATGTCGCAAACTCTGCGCGAAGAACAGGCCAAGCGGGCACGCGCCTATCGCGGCACCATCTACGGCAACGCATTCACCATTGGTCGGGCAATGTTCGGATGGGCTCCGGAAAAATCACGACTCTACAAATACGGATCAGGCGTGGTTGACGCGGCCGTAATGATTGCCCTGCCGGACCCGTCGTTGTATTTCGGCAAACTCATCTACAAGGGCGTCTCGACGAGCGGCAACGTATTGCGCGCACTTGAAGCCGGCCAAGGCCTAAATGCGGCAATCAAAGCTGCGTCAGAAACAACGCCAATGCTTACCAAGGCCGATGCGCAAGTGGCCAAGGGCCTGTTGCGCGACGAGATGTATTCGTTGCGCTCAGAAGCTGGCTTGGTTGACGGCATCTCTGGCGAAGACCTGGATCCCCAAAAGTTCATTTCGTTCATGCAAAACAACCCGCTGGCCATTCGTCTGGTTGACACCCTTGTGGAGAAAACAAATCGGATGGAGATCCTGGAAGACATCTTCAGGTTCGAAATTGACACCAACACAGCAAATGCATTGGCACTTGCCACGACCCGCAACCAAGTCATTAGCGCCCTGACAACGCCCCTCACCATGGGTGGGCAAGGTGTGTTGACCGGACCAATTGGCAGCTATCGCATTCGTAAAACAAGAAGCGCATTGCTAAAAACCAGATGGTTTACCCAAATGCCGAAGAACACAATCTTGGTAGCCGGCGACGAATTGGACGATCTCGAAGCCATACGGAACATGACCCTGTCAATGCGTACTGCAGGCGTATCCGAACAACGCATCAAGGAGTGGGGCGACAAGGCAATTGTTTCGTTTTCCAAGAAGGGTTTTGCGCCCCAAAAATACGAAGCGTTTACCGAATACAACGACGCAATCAGGGAGGTACTCAAAGCCAACGGCATGGAAGACGTAATGGTTGAAGCAATTATGAGTCGCGCCAGCAGTGCAATTGACAAAGTCAAAGGCTATTTGGTTGACCGCATGGGAATTGATACCGATAACGGTCACGTGCGAATGATGGCCGAAATGTTGGCCGAACACGCCGACGATCCGGTGTATGCCGAATTCCTGCAGCGTGCAGCACCAATTATGGATGACCTGTCATTCGCTGGGCCAGCCAAATTGGTTCACATGCTGAATCGCACCCGCACCCTGCCCGACGTCAGGGAATTGCGACGCGTCACACGCAACCCACTGTTCCAAAAAATGTTTGATGCCGCAAACATTGACATGCGAAAGTTGGCAATTGCCGGCAAGCGCAAGTCAATCGAGGTTGTGCGTTACACCGACGAAGCCTATGTGCGCGAACTAAAAGACGAAGTGCAAACCCTGAAAGTCAACCGAGGCCCCGCGCGCACCCCGGAAGTAGTGGCCGAGATTCAAAGACTAGAAGACGAAATTGACGGGTTGAGTTACACCGAAACGGTACGTGCGCTTACCGGAGAAGCGCGGCTAGCCGTTGACATACTCGACTACGTTCAAAACAGGATCTGGAAACCATTGAATCTTGCCACGATTGGCTACATCATGCGCAACGGCATAGACGCACAAATCCGCATGGCATTTGGTGGCGTGCGCAGTTTGGCCAATACAACGATGTTGCATCCGCTTGAGTTTATTCACATTGCCGTTGGGCTTCCGGGCAAGGGCACCAAGTACGGAAAAAGTATTACCGGCGTGGACATGACCAATCTCGGTGTAGCCCGGAAATTTCGCACCGGAGCGGTAGAGGAAGAAACGGCCGCGCGCGCCGGTCAGTACGTTTACGTTGGAGAGGAACGATTTGAGGCAACCGCGGCAGGAATTCGCCGTGCCCAAAAATACGCCAAACGAACCGGCAAGCCGTTGTTTGAACCAGAACTCGAAGCCGAATTCATGGATGGCGTAACCGCCGCTAGGACCGTCCAACAACAAATGGCAGAAACCATCGGCAACGTTTCAATGCGGGTTGGCGTAACCGACGCCGACGAGGTTCGCTACGCCGTACGAACGGGCTCTTTCCCGGCCTTTGCCCGCGGCGCCGATGGCAGCTACGACAGCTACATGCACACCAAGGGTGTCGTTGAGCAACTGCAAATGGCGTACAAAAACGAAACAACCAAGATTGTTATGCGCGGAATTCAACAAGGAAAAACCGACGACCAGATAGCAGAAGAGGTTGCGGATTGGTTGTTGAGGAACAAAAACTCCCCGCAATACCAAACGATGAAACAAAATTTCAAAAACGGCATTGAATACAAATCGGACAAACACCCAGGGGTTGATATTGCTGCACCAATTGATTTCGATGCTGCGTTTGCATTGGGCCAAGGAGCCCTAGTGCGGAAAGCGTTGATCGATTATGAGAGAGCGGTCAATGTCAAAAGCTTGCGACAACTAACCGGTAAAATACCGGAGATTGAATTTGCCGCGGCATACAACGCACTAGGCGATTTGGCGGCAGCTCGCGCGGTTCCCCTCAGCAGCATTCAACGAATCGGTGCCGGTAGCAACACGGCACTCAAACCCGGCTCTAGGGCAATGATAGAGGGCCAAGAAGGCATCATAACGAAAATCGAACAAGTTTCAGACGATGCCGAACCAATCCTCACCTTCGTGCCAGTCATAGAAAAAAACGTTTTGAATGGTCGCACTGGTCAAGCCCCCGTCAGACTGCGTCGATTGATTGAGCGGTCACCAGTATCTGCGGATGATCTTACGCCTGGCTTGCCGGTCAAGGTTTCGTCTGAGCAGTTGATTCGCGGTGTCATCGAACAAACCGACCAGCAAAAATTGGCAAGTGTTGTTGACTACGCAACCGGTTGGTTGTTCAACGTATTGAACGACACTACCGTACGACGGCTCGAACGCTCGGTCACCTTCCGGCAGTACTACTACCAAGAAATTGGCAAGCACGTAGATCGTTTGTCTTTAGAGGAAGGACGCAAACTGTACGAAGACGTCCTCTCCAAAGCACAGGAAGAGGGCAAGACGATTCGCCAATACCTCGGCGAAAGCGACACGCAACGCGGCAGAATTAGCGACAAGATTGAACGATTGAATACACGCACCGAAGCGCGCGGAACATTAGAAATCAAGGACCTTGATGACTTTGCGCGGTTTGTCGGTTTGTCTCGCACCAAGGAATTGTTGTATGACGCCTCAACCCGGGGCAACTTGGTCGACTCATTGCGGATAGTTATGCCGTTTGCCCAGGCCTGGAAGGACGTGTTGGGCACTTACGCAATGCTCGGCGCGCAACACAACATCCACATGGTGCGCCAATTTGCTCGCGTGTACAAAGGATTGGAGCAGGCAGACCCAGACCAGGACGGACGCGGATTCCTGTTTCGCGATCCACAAACCAACGAGGTTCAGTTTCAATTTCCGCTGTCCGGTTCCATTGCCAAACTATTCACGGGAATAGACGCCCCGCTTTCGGCGCCCTTGAGTCGACTGTCGCAAGGTATCAACTATTATCCCGCATTGGGACCGTACGCACAATTTGCCGTGTCGTCTTTCTTGCCGGATATTCCAAGATACGACGCGATCAAAGAACTGCTGCTGCCGTACGGAGAAACCAAAGCTGGGGATTTGGCCGTTGGCAATATTCCAGGCACATATCGCAAACTGGCTGAGGCATTCTTTGCCGATACGGAAAATCGCACGAGCACGTACGGCAACGTGTACATCGAAACACTGCGAGCCCTAAGCGTAAACCCGGAATACGACCTGTCAACCGAAGCGGGTCAAACACAATTGTTGGCCGACGCCAAATCCAGGGCGAGGGTGTTGACCATGATGCGTGCAGTTTCCCAGTTCCTTGGACCGGCATCCGGTACCCAGGAATGGAAAGTGCCAACAGATATGGGTGACAAGTACGTCGGGGTCCTACTCAACGAATTGCGTAAAATGCAAAGCGAGGACTACGACACCGCAATCGACAGGTTCCTTGGACTCCACGGCGACGAGCTCATGCTCTACACCTCCTCCAAGAGCAGGGTGTTGCGTGACGGTGTCGAAGCCACGGAGGCATTTGGCAAATGGGAGCGTGACAATCGGGACGTCATGGCCGCCTACCAGCGCACCGGGGCCTACTTCGGCCCGATGGGCGCAGACTACGACTTCACCGTTTGGGAGCGACAACTAGAAGAAGGCAGCCGCGAACGCATTGGCGACCGGGAGCTTATTGAGCTAGCCCAGTTGCGCGTTGGTTCGACCCGCTACCGGGCGTTACGCAAAATGATGCCCGACAACCCCAGCGAGAAACAACGGGGAATCTTGGCTGCCTATCGCCAGCAGCTGCACGAAGAGTATCCCGGCTTCCCAATTAGGCCAGAGTTCGAAGTGGGCAAATTGGCCAACCAACTCGACGAATTGCGTAATGCCGTAAACGATCCGCGCCTATCGGACAACTCGATTGTGCCAGCGCTCAAAACATATTTGGCACAACGCGATTTGTTCGAGTCAACCATGGGTGGGCTGTCGCTTGGGGCCAAGAAGAAGGCTGGGTTGCGCGCCCAGCTGTTTGCGCTCGGTGAAACGTTGGCCAGTCAAAACCCAGAATTTGATAGAATTTGGTCGCGAGTTCTTTCACAAGAGGTTGAATGATGGCCGACAACGAACAAACAGAGGACCAGCAAACCACGCTGCTGTCTCCGTTTTCCAGGCCGAGGACAATCAAAGGCAAACGCAGTTATGGCCCAGACGACGACAGTAGCTACAACGACGCTTTGGCCCTCAAAGAATTTTTCGTAAATTATCAAGCCCTTGAGAAGATGGGCGAGGAGCCCGACTATGTGTGGCGCTCGCAAATTGCAAAAGGTAACCAAATTGTTTACGGGAATGCTTTGCTGGACGACGAAAACTATCTTGTGCGCGGGCTGTACTTATTAGACCAAGACACCGCCGAATTACAAATGTTGAAATTCAGTCCAACGGATTTGGCAACTCTGGCAAAACAAATGCAACGTACCGGTTTCTATACGAGCGGTGATCCATCGGGGTTGATTCTTACTGGTCGGGGTTACAGTCCAGCGGATGTCAATGCGTTTATAAATTTGATGCGGTTTTCAAACCAACAAGGATTGATAGTTCAGTCGGTAGCAAAACAACTTTCCGGTCTTTCGCCGGTGGCGGGCGAAGGAACAAAAGTCAAGGTAACCGCCGAAGAAGACATTCGCTACTACCTTGAACAAGCCTTCCTTTCGCGCATGGGTCGCAAACCAACCAAGAAAGACATAGACGACGGCATCGCTGCTATTCAATCCAACGAACGCAAGATGGCGGCAATGGGTAGGTCATCCCCATCCGTGGCCGTAGCAGCCAAGGTTCAGGCAGAAAAAGCAAATACGCCGGAGGGTGCGGCATATCAACTTGGCAACGCGATCAAACTGGCGTTTGCGTATTTGGGTGGTGGGTGATGGCCAATAGCGCAGCTAAAGACAAATTCATCAAAGAGCAGCTTGATGCGCGCGGCTTACCCGACACCGATGCCAATCGGAAAATGCTTGGCAAGCAATACGACAAAATTTATTTGGGTGGCGATCCCAAGGATTGGCGCACGTATTTCAAACAGCAGTTCCCGCAGCTCTCGGGCATGTTGGACGGCGGGGCCGGTGAAAGCGAAGCGCGCCAGATCTTTGGTGACCTCATTGATTTGTTTATTGACGTAGCACAAAACCCGGATGCGTATGACTTTGTGTCGACCGCCGGGCAGGCCGCGTTCAAGGCAAAGGTAGACGCAACCAAGTACGCCCAACAAACCACGCAAAAGCGTGCTGAATGGGACGCCCTGAAGTCGGTTGAAAAACAGGACAGGCTCAAACTCAAGGCCAGCGAACTGCGGGCGCAGTATGCGGGGTTGGGTCTTACGACGACAGAGATAGACAATTTGTCACTCCAGGCGTTGCGCGACGGCCGGGGCGATTTTGAATTGAAGTACCTCGCGTTCGGCAAACTCGCTGATCGCACCGGTGGTGTCCGGGAAACCAAGGAGGGCATGGACCTGGTCGCTACCCTCAAGGCCTACGACTACGATTTCACCGACGACATGATTGAATCGGCGTTGACCGGGGCCACGGTCAATGGTGTCCCGCAGTCATCGGAATTGCTCATCAACAAAGCCAGGTTCGGCGCCAAACAGAAGTATGGCGCTTTCGCCGAGCAGTTTGACCAGGGCTTCACGGTCAACGACGTGTTCGAGCCATACCAGACATTTGCCGCACGGTTGTTGGAAAAACCCATCAGCGACATATCACTAAAAAAGGACATGTACCGCCTGGCTTTGGAGCACAAGAATGAAGATGGTTCTGCAATGAGCATCACCGACTGGTCTCGCAAGTTGAAAACCAACAAAGAGTACGAGTGGCGGTACACGAACAATGCCAATCAGTTGATGTCTAGCGTTGCTTCAACGCTGGAAAGGGCTTTCGGGTTGATTCGATGACAGACGTACAGCTCGAAGACATTGGCACGGTATTAGAGCCGACACCCACCGAAGAGGTTGCGCCGCCAGTTGACCCTTATGCGGCGAAACGTCGTTACTACACGGCTAGTTCTGAGATTGTCATTGAGGGTGGTCGCCGCATCCAAGTTCTTACTGACATTGACGGCAATCAAACTCGAACCGACATCGGGCCAGCAGAAACTGACGACCCAGACGACGACACAGACGACGACACAGACGACGACACAGCGAGTTCAACCACCGACCCGTTTCTTCCACAAAAACGATCAGATGCGTTTAGCAGGATGCGTGCGCTGCTGTCCCGGTTTGGTTTGTCCGAACTAGAAGGCGCGGTCAACAGCATCATTACCTCTGGCATGGTTGATCTGCAGGACGCCAACGCCATTGTGTTTGCTCTCCGCGATCAACCGGCATACAAACGACGTTTTGCTGGCAATGCAGCTAGAGCAGCAGCCGGGTTGCCCGAACTCGATCCATCCACCTACATCGGCCTGGAAGAGCAATATCGGCAAATGCTACGAGCTAACGGCTTGGACCCGGAATTTTACAACGACCTCACCGATTTTCAAGGGTTCATTGAGGGCGATGTTTCTCCGGCCGAACTGCAAGAGAGAATCAATCAGGGCTATCGCGCAGTCGCAGACGCCGATTCGGCAGTCAAAGCACAAATGAAGGAGTTGTACAACGTATCAGATGGCGACCTAGCAATGTTTTTCCTCGACCCCAAGCGCGCACAGCCGTTGCTTACCACACGCGAACGCACCCGCAAAGCCCAGGCCGCAGGCATTGCCGCGCGAGGCAAAGAGCAGGGCGGCATACAACTAACCAAGGACGAGGCAGAAGCTCTGGCTGCGCGGGGAATCACCGGCGAAGAAGCTTTCCAACGATTTGGGGAAATGGGCACATTGGCTGGATTGTATGAAAGGCTGTACGGAGAAGAGGACATCAATCGCGAACAACAGCTCGGTGCCACCTTCCGCTACGACACAAGCGCCCTTGATGCCGTCAGGAGACGCCAACGGCAACGCCTGGCCCAGTTTGAGGTTGGTGGTCAGTTTGCCAGAACATCCGGTGCTACCTCTGGCACGGTTGAAACGGGTGCTGGCCTAGCCCAATAACCCCCTTGACAACAATCAAAATGGGGTGGTACGCTGGACGCGTTCCACCAGGGACACCACTAGAGAGCCCCGGCTTTAGTGTGAAACACAAGGGTGACAGCAGCCTTCGGACACCCTCCGCGTCCGAAGTGGGCGAGGAGTGAGACATGTCAGACGTTCACGATTTAGAGGACGAGGCACAAGAACAAACCGGAAAGAATCCAGTTCGAGCAAGAATGAAAGAACTGGAGTCCGAGGTGAAGGCCTTACGAGAAAAGGCCGCAGAAGCCGACAAGCTTCAAAGAGAACTGGCGTTTTCCAAAGCCGGAATCTCGATGGATGCTCCGATGGCCAAGTACTTCATCAAGGGCTACGAAGGTGAGTTCACTCCAGAAGCCATTCGAAAAGCTGCGGAAGAGGCCAATCTGATCCAGGCCCAAACACCTGCTACTCCTACACAGGAGCAACAGGCGTGGGGCAGGATGCAGAAAGCCAGCACTGCTGGACAAACCAGCGAGCCCGTGGTTGATTGGAACCAAAGGATTTCTCAGGCCAAAGACTCTAACGAAGTGATGCAGCTGCTGGCTCAAGCAAGGCAAGAAGCAGAAAAAATCTAGTCCGCAGGCCCCGCGCCTGTCGGGGAAAGTAACAGGTAGAGGCAATGGCCCTTACACAATTGTCGAGTCTTTCAACAGACCAGACAGCATTTGATCGGATTGCGTACTTTGCGCTCCGCAGCGAACTTCTGTTCGACGCGGTGGCAGACGTGATGCCGGTCGCACAAGCAATGCCGGGAACGGCAGTCACCTTCACGATCTTCAACGATCTTGCTGTGGCTGACACACCGCTCACGGAAACAAGCGATGTCACCGCGGTCGCAATGAGCGACAGCCAGGTGACCGTATCACTGACCGAATACGGCAACGCCGTTTCGACGACCGCCAAGTTGCGCGGTACGTCGTTCCTCGACGTTGACGCTGCGGCTGCCAACATTGTCGGCTACAACGCCGGTATCTCGATTGACAGCGTCGTGCGAGATGTGATCTCGGCCGGCTCCAACGTGGTGTTCGGCGGTGGCGGTGCAACCGATCCGGCAAGCCGCACCACGGTCCAGGTGGAAGACACCATCGAAGCGAACGACGTTCGCAAGATCGTGGCTGCTTTGCGCAAGGCAAACGCCGTGTCGTTCGGTGGTATGTACATGGGCTACATTCACCCCGACGTGTCGTACGACCTGCGCCGCGAAACGGGTGTCGCCTCGTGGCGTGACCCGCACGTGTACAGCGATCCCGCGAACATCTACATGGGCGAAATCGGAGCCTTCGAAGGCGTGCGTTTCATTGAGACGCCGCGTGGCAAGATCTTCGAGAACGCCTCGAACGGTTCAGGTTCAGCGGGCACGATTGACGTGTACGCGACCCTGATCATGGGCCGTCAGTGTCTGGCCAAGGCGCACTCAATCGTCGACGGGAACGGTCCGTTCCCGCGCGTGGTGCGTGGTCCGATCACCGACACGCTCTTCCGCTTCCAGCCGATTGGTTGGTACTGGTTGGGTGGCTACGGCTTGTTCCGTGAGGCATCGTTGCGTCGTCTCGAATCATCGTCGAGCATCGGCAACAACTAACCCATAACTCGGTGTGGGGGGTGGGGTTGATCCCCTACCCCACTCCCCGCTTCGTGTAAACTTGGAATCAAATGGCCACATTTATTCCACCAACGGACAACCTGGTTCCCTCGTTGGAGGTGGACACAGACGGACTCGAACTATTGTTGTTCCGCCATTTCGCGCCTACCGCCAGGGGCCGAAACGTGTTCAAACTTGATGACGGCACTTTTACAGAAAACGAACCGGCCGAATTCAGCACAATTACGAAAATCTATTTGGGCGGACACGCTAGCGAAATAACCGCCAGCGAGGCAAGCGACCTAACCGCTGCCGGATACGGAGCATATATTTCATGAGCATCCAGGGAGAACTCAACCGACTTGCGGGCACGAATGGCAAGGCGGCCCAGGGCGCAGCAAACATACTGGCCGGCACAGACGGCAAGGAGCTGTTGGGGGCCCTGAACACGATTGCCGGTACGGTCGGCAAGGGCATCGTGTTCGTCATGAACCGAATAGCTCAGCTAAACGATGTGACTGGCGATGTCGGAATCGAAAGCGAAGGCGAACCCTTTGTTTCTAATGCCGACCCGCTCGGTTCGCTCGCCGGGCTTGCCACGGGTTCAATCATCGTCGGCGGGTTGGACACGGTGATTATCGGGTTTTCGTCGGCGTTTACCGGTAAGGCAACACCGTTCTATGATGCCGGCGGCACGTTCTACTAAACGACGGGTGGGGAAATGAAGCACAGAGAAACGCACGCCAACCTAGATGTGCCAGGCTGTTTTGCCTGCCGCGTGGCCAACGTTATGATTGCCGGATCCGCCATGCCCACCCGAAAAGCGGTGGCCGAAATGAACAAAAAGGAAAAAATGTTGGACAGGGACCTTGACGCCTACAAAAGAATCCGGCAGACTGGTGGTCAACCAGAACAGATAAACGGGTCAGCCCGTTTGGAGGCAACAGCAGACTGATGACAGCAAAAAAGAAAACCAAATCACGCGTCAACGAGGCCGGCAATTACACCAAGCCCGCAATGCGCAAACGCCTTTTCAACAAAATCAAAGCCGGGTCCAAGGGTGGCGATCCCGGTGAGTGGTCTGCCCGCAAAGCACAGATGCTTGCCGTTCAGTACAAGAAGGCTGGCGGGGGCTACAAATAGTGGCGTACTCCAAGTCGCAAAAATCGCTCAAGGATTGGACCGCGCAAAAATGGCGCACGTCGGACGGCAAACCGTCTAAGGGCAAAAAGCGTTACCTGCCCGATGCTGCTTGGAATGCGTTGTCTCCCGCGGAAAAGGCTGCCACCAACCGCGCCAAAGCCAAGGGCAACAAGGCGGGCAAACAGTTCGTCAAACAACCAAAGAGCATCGCCAAGAAAACAAGCAGGTACCGATAGTGGCCAAGACCGCAGCATGGCAACGCAAAGAAGGCAAGAACCCAGCGGGCGGATTGAACGCCAAAGGTCGCGCGTCGGCCAAACGACAGGGCATGAACCTGAAGCCACCGGTGTCGGCTGCTCAGGCAAAGAAATCCCCAAAGGCGGCTGCCCGTCGCAAATCGTTCTGTGCCCGAATGGGTGGAATGCCTGGACCCATGAAGGACAAAAAGGGTCGACCCACGCGCAAGGCCCTTGCGTTGCGCAAATGGGATTGCTAGACTCGTTACCAATATCCATTCACCAATAGGAGCAGTCATGCCAAAAGTTGGAAAGAAAGAATTCCCATACACCGCCAAGGGAAAGGCAATGGCCAAGGCCGAAGCCAAGAAGACTGGCAAAAAGATGAAGTACGGGAAGAAGAAGTGAAAGGCAACAAGAAGCCGGCAAAAGAAATGGCTGGCGCACCAAAGACGACAAAGCGCAAGCGCACCCGCAAGGTGTCTGCTCGCGCCCAATATGGGAGCTATCCTCATTAGACCATGACTACGGTTGCGACGGTCCTCAATAGGGCGTCGCGCCAAATGTTGGCGGGGACCGTTGAAGAACGCAACAAGTTGGCGTCGAGCCTCAACAGTAGTGCGACGAGCGTTGTTACTACTTACGATCTTGGCGGCCTTCGCACTGGTTCTGTATTCGAGGTTGACTCAGAACTCTTTTATGTTTGGGAAGCAAACCCGGCAACAAAAACACTAACGGTTGAACGCGGGTATGCGGGCTCTACCGCTGCGTCGCATTCCGCTTCTGCGATCACAATACTAAGCCCAAGGTTTCCCCGCGCACAAATGCTCGATGCGCTCAACGCCGAGCTTGACGATTTGTCCTCCAGTTCTAACGGTTTGTTCCGGGTTGTGTCAACAAGCCTCAGCTACAACGGGTCTGATCGGCAAATCAACATCACCGGATCCGGCACAATATTGGACCTAATTGACGTGCGGTTGCGTTACCTTGCCGATGACTACCCGGTGATTCACACCGTGCGTTTGCAAACCGGTTTGCCAACCACCGACTTCGCATCGGGCAATGCCTTGGTGTTCGATCAAATCTTCAAGGCCGGTACGTTGCGCATAAGGCACAAAGCGCCATTCGTCCAAGCGGCATCAGAAAACTCAGACCTTACCGTCGATTGTTTTCTGCCGGCAACGTGCGACGACATCGTCGAACTCGGCGTGATAATTCGATTGATGGCGGGTCGCGAAATCAAGCGCAATTTTACCGAGTCGCAATCAGACACGCGCCGAGCAGAAGAGGTGCCCGCCGAAGCGGTGTCTCGTTCGTTCGCCAACATTGCGGCACTGCGACGTAATCGTATTGCGGCCGAATCAAGTCGCCTGAAAGCGCAGTACCCGATCAAGTTCAGGAAGTAGCCGCATGGCTGCGCTGAACGATTTTACAGCGGCGTTCTTTCCTGCCACCGCGTTCTATTCGGGTACGGGTTCGTCGGAGTTGGTGCCCGACATTTTTCCTGTGGCGATCAACGGTCGCCCGTACATGTTGGACATGGCGAGCAACGAGTTTTCGCGGGTGTTTGATGCGCGTGTCCGTGACTCGGTGGACCAATCTTCGGAGCCTGGTGAGGCGTCGTTGAACCCGCAGGGTTTGTGGCGGCGTTCGCAGTCGTCGTGGCATTACGGTGCCGGTCAACTGTATGCGGATACGGCGGAGGCTGAGGCGTTCCGTTTCAACACGTCGAAAGGTATCGACCCGTGGACGCGTGGCCGCATCTCGCTGCTACCGGACACCGAGAAGGTTTATCCAGCGGCTGGTTCGCCT